CGGTCTTTCGGGTCACGATACGAAGAAGCGAAGCGTTTAGCACCAGAAGCGCCAATGCCCGACAGTTTCGAGACAGGGCCGTACCAATCGCTACCAATCACAGCACGCGGCACCAGAACAGCTTGTGCAGGGTTCAGGATGGTGACAGCGCCAGCGCCATCGGTGAATTCGTCGGTGTACAGAACGAAGTCAACATTGCCATAACGGAACACGGTGTAACCTGCCATCACATCACCAAGTTCGTTACGCAGAGGATTACCGTTAGCTTGCGAGTTAGCGTAAGCAGCTTTAACTTCTGCCGAGTTAATCAGCGAGTTGAAGAAGGTAGCGCCGCAGAAAGCAACATAACCACGGATTTGACCGCCAGCTTTGTAACCCTTCTTAGCCTTCTGGGTAGCACTCAACATGCCAGTCAGAACACCAGAAGTCATGTTCACAGCTTCGGTAGGACGGGTAACGCCGAACTCGGTGTAAACGTTGATGGTGCCAAAGTTGGTAGTAACGACTTGACCGTTCAGCAGCATCGAAGCACGGAGGAATTCGTTATGCACATCATGACGTTCTGCTTGGCGTGCCAGTTCGTCAGCAACAGCGGTTTCAATGCTGGTTTCAGTGTCGATACCAAAGCCACGGATGCCCGACAGTTGTTGGTACGTGATGCTGTCTTCGATTGGATAGTGCGGGATTGGCAGCGTGCGAATATCGAACGGGTTAGCTGGCATTGCATTCTTGCCAGTGGTGTTACGTTGTTTGTCAGCAAGGATGTTGAACACATCGTTACGAACATCGAATTGAACGATATTGCTTGCAACAGGCTTAGCAGCGAAGAAGCCCATCGAACCAATCAGAGTAGGAGTAGGGGTAACGAGGTTCAGTGCTTCGGTACGGTCTACAACTTGGGTGTTATTGAGGATTGCCATTTTTATTTATTCCTTTATTGAGTTTGTGTTATGTGTGTTGATTAGCGTGCGAAAATCAGACCTTTGGCTTCAAGTGCAGCTTGAACGGTAGCCGAAGCAACCGACAGTTTTGCACTATCAATCAGGGTTGGATTACCACGAGTCATAACACGAACGCGCTGAGTACCAGCAGCTTTAGCTTCCGACAGAATGCCGAGAACAACGGTGTCAGCAGCGATAGAAGCGGTTGCAGCATCTTTCAGCACAGTACCAGCAGGCAAAGCACCAGCAACGGTAACAACAACAGTGTCGAAGCAGATATTGTAATCACCATTCATTTGCATAATGAATTCTTCTGGACGGGTGACAGTAGAGACGAGGGCCATAATTTATTTCCTTTATTTAGTTTGGGTTTGTTTTTGTGCAGCAGCACGTTCACGCAGAATATCAGTAGCGGATTTCGATTTAGGTTGTTCCGCTTCTGGTTCTTTTTCTTGCACATTAGGGGTTGACTTCTGTTCTTGTCCACCGACATTCAGTGCTTCAATTTGCTTTTCTTTGGCAGCAAACAATTCCATTACTTTATCAAAGCCTTCAACAGCAGACATAGATACGAATGCTGGTGCAAGTTCTGATGCAAGTTCAGGGTCGTACACGAAGCTTTCAAGCTTTGCAGCCATATCAGCCAGTGCAGCAGGGTCGGCTTCTTTTGGTGCGTCTACAGCCGCTTCTGGTGCTGGTGTTTCTGCTGGTGCTTCTTGCGAAGCCTCTGTAGCAGGCGCTTCCTGTTTAGGCTTGAATGCAGCCAAGAGTTTATCGAGTAATTCCATAATCACAGTTCCTATAAATTGAATCAATGTCATCCCAATTACTACGGTCACTCTTAATAATCATTGGGAATCCTCGTGTACTGGAATTGCTAGATGCTTTCTTTTCCTTCAAAGCTTTCAGCCTACGTTCCAGCGCTTCAACCATCGGGCCTACTTCCGTCAAGTCTTCTGTACGAACAGACTGAGGGGCTAGGGCCACTTGGTTGATAATCATTTCTAATGCTTCGATTGCTGCATCAACTTGTACAGGGTAGCTTTCAATCAGCCACTCATAAGTTTCATCGGCAAGCCAAACAAAGTCATTAGATGTATCACCAACCATCAAGCGAAGCTGAATAATCGCGCTAGGTGCTGGCATTTGCATCTCCTTCTTCAATGATTCGTTCAGGCATTGCGAAGTCTTTACGAATCTGTTGTTCACTTTCAAGGTCAGCAACTACAGCGCCTGCACCAATCAACTTACTCCACGATTCAGCGAACACTTTCAAGTCACGTTCGTCAATATCATCGAACTCAAGGGTAGGGAGTTTAGCCATATCAGCACCATTCATTTCCCACACAAGTTTGATTGCTTTCTTGAAGTCTTCTTGAATGACAGCAAACACATTCTGAATGAACAAGCCAAGCAGGTTAGTGCTATTCTCTGCAAGGCTGAAACTACCTTGTGAGTTACTACCAAGCGACAGCACCGAAGTTTGCAGGTTGAACAGCATTTCACGGTTGTATCGTTCAATAGATACTTCTGCATCAAAGGTTGTATTGCTATTGCCACCACCAATTGAACTGATTTCAAACAGTGATTGACCGCCTTCCGAAACATCACTAGGCAAGACAGCGTAGCAAGATTTACCAGCGTGCAAGTTCTCTACAGAGGCAAGCAGTTCAGTTGTGTACAATGCTTGGTCGCTAGTTGGTTCGTTGTAGTAGTTGTTGATGTATTCCATCGGTAGCTTGACCTGAACCACCGTAGAGAGGTTTTTAGCAGCGCCAATGGTTGTGTACTCATTGAGGATGCTTTTCGTCTTCCAAGCCGTGTAGCAGCCGTACAGCAGGCTTTTACCTAGCGGGAAGTCTTGGTCACTCTCAAGACGGAACAGCAACACTTTCTTACCGTCAAGTTTGATTGGGTCGCCCTTCTGCACAACCAATCCGTCATTCATTGCAGGCGTCAAGTCAACCTGTTCCAAGTCTCCACCGTCGAAGGTGAAACGAGTTACTGTGCTAAGGTGTACAGGGGAAAGATTCTTAAATACCCACTGGTCTTGACCGTCTTTCTGTGCTACGATTTCAAACATCGAACTACCGTAGTCCAGCAGGCTAAGCACGTTATCCATGAGGCGCTTGCGTCCGTAGGGAGTGTTGCTAAGACTGTCATTGATTGCTTTAGCAAGTTTCTTCTGTGCTGCTGTGCTGCCTCTTGCTGCCTTGACTTGATAAGGAGTCTTACTGATAAGTGCCTTGACAAAGCTAAGAGAACCACCGATAATGGGGTCAAGCTTCATGTCTCGATAGGTGCGGAAACAGTTTTGAATACTGAGGTCACGCCTACCAAGATGCAGTACAGTGTTTTCAAGGTGCAAGGGATTTGATTGTTGATTCATGTATTTCCCTTTTTAAGATTGTTGCGGAGTTGCCCAAGCCATTTAGACCAAGCCAGCACGTTAGCGCCGCCGTAGTCGATGTACTCTTGTCCCTTACGGTGCAAGTAGCGCAAGGCGTCGGGTTCGTTGTCCAGTAGAAACTGCAAGAACTCGCACAGGTCAACACCTACAGGGGCGGATAGTTCGCGGTCTGTGAATACGTGTGCTGGCAGGTCTTCTACTTTGCTATATTTCTTTTTAAATTGTGCTGGTGTCATGGCATCCTATGTGTTATATTGTTGGTTCAGGACAGTGTAAGAGAAACCACTATCAAGAAGGAGTTGCACAGGAACCAGATAACCCCATCCATCTACATACGTTCGCCCTTGCTTGCGATTTAGTTCAACAGTCCACGGCATCAATTTATATTTGCGGAGTGTTGTTTCGTGCTGCTTGATGAATTCTTGTAATTTCTCAGGCTTGCAACGAATCCAAATAGCTTGTTTAGTATTGGGGTGAGTGCAGAGAGTAGCAAAGCCTGTAGTCTTGATATAGTGCAACCAACCTTCTTTGGTGTCACCGTTATCAGGATTACTCGTTTCAGCTTCAATCGCTACGTTGCCGTATTTAGCACTTGACTTCAATTGGTCTTTGATAGATACTGTCTTACCGTCTGCGGTGAGTACGTCTGCATCTTCTTGCCACTGGCGTGCATCGTTAATCAATGTACCACCAAATTGTGCCACGTACAGTCGTTCTGTCGCAGCGTATTTAATTACGTCGTTCATGTATGTTCCTAGTAGAGTTAGCGGCCCTGAGAAGGGCTAGAGGCATTGCCTATTGCATTGTGTTAGGGAAAAGAAAAAGCCCCAGAGAAGGGGCTGTAGGGAAGAAAAACTTGTCTACTTAAAGGTAGGTAAGTGTCTTGTCTACTTCTGCCAGTTCGGTAATAACGTGTTGTGTGCGACCACCCATTGTTGCTTTCTTGAACTTCAATTCGTACAGAGTACCAATCTTGAGGTCAAGCGCCATGTTCCAGATATGTTCTAGGTCATTCTCTTTGTTATGCACAAAAGACCACAACCAATAACGTACTTCACATTCGCGGAAAGGGTTGAAGAAAGTCAACTCAAAGTATTGTTCCTGAGTCGCTGTGTTTTTGCTTACTACCTTGTTTAGCCGAAGTTTCACTTTAATTCCTTAGTAGAGTGAGTGATGCTGTCAATGTTGCGTATTCTAACAGCACCTATCTATGTTGTCAAATTGTTTTAGGCTTTTTCCGTACTTTACGCAAGAAACAAACAGCAAGCATGTAAGCCTTCATTTCACCATACTTACCCCAAGCGAACATTTTAACACAACGCCGACCATCTTTAGTGTAGCGTACACGCCAAAACTCATAACCTTTTTCATCTGTGTGTTTGTTCAACCCTCTTGCACCAGAAGCGCAGTTGTCACGCTTAGCTGGTTGGCTTCCGTCTGCTGGTTGCCACACAACATTACCGGGAGAATACCACAATAATTTATTCTTTCGTACAAGCCTTGCGCCTTCTTGGTAGGTGGCACGTACATCAAGCCAGAAGTTTTCAAACTCTTTCCAGTTGGCGACATACCCGATGCCCTTACCGCCTGTTGTAGCGAAGCCGGGATTAGTTGGATTGTCACATGCAGATTTCATGTTCTTCCAAGCTGCGTAAGGTGCTGTGTCACTCATGCCTTTAGTTGTATTAGACATAGTATTTCTCCACATCCTTACGAACGCTACGTGCTGCAATCATTCGTTTAATATCTGGAGTAGCCACGCCGAACAAGTAACCAACGATAGCATAGTTGAGTGCGATAAGAATAATCATTGTATTTCTTCCTTTAGTAGAGTATAGTAGAATCGGGAGAGTGTTGTTCTTTCCTCGACTTGATGCTATTGTACCATCACCTATCGTTCTTGTCAAGTTAAAATAGGGTATTTGGTACAGTATATTTGTATCAGTTTGTAACAAGCTATTGTATTAACTGTCAAGCCATGCTAGGAACAGTTCACGCATACGTTTAGACAGGATAGCAACGTGGATAGGTTGACCATTACGGATGGCACTACGCCACAACCATTGCACCAGTTCATTAACAGCAAAGCGTTCCTTGCTAAAGCTAACGTCCATAGCACGGAGGTAGTTACACACAGCTACGTTAGGGTGACGGTCGAAGGCATGAACCATAACAACCTTGTCGGCATACTCGTTAGAAGCCCTAGCATTGCACGGAATATGACCGCTACGCTTCTTGCACACAGTACCATCAATCTCTTGGCCTTCTGCATCAATCAGGCACTCGGTATGCTTGTAACCTTTAGGTTGTACCTTCTTCTTGTCGGTCTGCTTACCCAACACAGATTTAGGCAACGTGTACCCAAGCTTGAAGGCTTCACCCTTGCATCCATTCAAGTCACCAATGTTGCGGAGAGTCTTGTTGATTAGTGCAAAGTCATCGGCTGTCGCTTTATCTTCATACCAACTAGCAGACAGAGACATATTGCGGAAAGCTGGATTGTGTTTGTTAATCATAGTAATGTTGTTCTTAATCTCAGCCTTAGTAGCCAAGCGGTAGCACTCAATGTCAGTGCAAGGCTTCCAACCAATTTGTTTGATTGAGAAGTATGCAGCCATCAACGTACCTTCAAACTGGTAGGTAGACAAGATGACACGATGCCACATGGTAAACATAACTTTAGGTTCAATGGTGACAATGGAAACACTCTTACCTGAGACAGAGGCGTACACATTATCTTGTTCCTTCAAGAGTCGGCACACAGCAAGTTCTTTAGTATCGAAACCTTGCACACTATCATCAACCCATTGCACACGACCATAAGCATTAGAATCCAGTGTAAGGCGACCTTCTTGTAAGTGCCATTGAAACTCAGGGTAGCTAATACCATTGTAAGGATTGATACAATCAAACGTTTCATCCAAGAACAAGCACCAACCATTCTTAGCCACAATCTGTTGCACCTCAAAGCTACGCACAGCAAGTTTCAGCATTGCATGAGTTATGCCAATCAGTTGCACATTAGGTTCTTGTAACAGGTCAATGAAGTCAGACAGCTTAGTACCATCATCACTTACAGGAGTACGCCACAAGTGTTTAGCTTCTTCGTTCTCTACTGTACGAGTTGCAATCTCAGACAAGAACTCTGTGCAAAATACCCACTTGACTTCTTTGTTTGCTAGTGCCATACTTTCAATGTGACGAAGCGAAGCGTAAGTCTTACCGCTACCCATCAGTACATCTAGCACTTCTACGTGCTTCAAGTTGTTGAGGGATTGTTGTGCTGGTTGTGTTGGTTTGAAAGACATTGTATTTCCTTTAGTGATTAGTGAGTTTAGCATTGTACAGCAATTGTTACAGCTTAGCAAGTTCTTCTTGCAGTTTGATAATCTTCGCTTTAAGTTCAGCACGTACAAGCTTCTTGTGTACACCAACATCATTGATGTATGTACGAGTAGCAAGACTTACAACCTGTCGGCTAGACTTAGAGAAGTGCAAAGCAATCGTTTCTTCGTCATCTTCTAAGTAGTTAATCTTCTTCATTTAGTTTCCTCCTTTCCTCATTCATACAACCATTATAACAGCACCTATCGGTTCTGTCAAGTTAAAATGACATGATTACCCCTACTATCTTGTAACAGTATGTATCAACACAGTACACGTAAGAATGCCTACCGATACACTTGTATCAGAATCCTAAAAAAGTCCTTTGTTTTCAGTACCTTACAGCAGGTTTCCATTAGAAAGAGGAACCAGAAGAAAGCACCCTTAAAGTTTCCTGAAAGGTAGGGAGGATAGATGGATGCAATCCCTCCCCTTCTTTAAGTAGCTTTAAGGTAGGTATAGTTTAGTCCTACTTGTTGAAGGATGCAAGCTTTAATTTATTCCTTGTGTATGTGGTTTACTTACAACAATTGATTATAGTTAAAATAGTCCTTGACGCTATCGCTAGTTGGTGCCATACTGTGTTCACTGTCAGCAACTTAAAGGAGGAACATGAACTGGTTAGCAGATTACCACAAGTACGATAAGTACACAAGAGAAGCGATATACCTGGTACACCAA